CATATTCATCCCATTTGTCGTTTAGGTCGTCTAGGCCATCACCCGTTTCTTTGAAAGCGTCTAGCCAAGTGCTGACAAAATCTTCGGCAATATCTTCGTAGTTGCTTTCACCAAAACCGCCTAAATCAGTAATTCTAGTTTCTTTCAACTCGGCTAAATCATCTTCCAAATCTTCGATAGCTTGCTCATAATCACGAATGGTATCATCGTCGGTCTTTTTCTTCGCTTTTTCGAGTGCTATCATTTGCTTGTAATACTCTATCTGTTGCTCTACGTTTTCAATAGACTTCTTGTAGCCAACTTCGTACTCATCAAATTCAAAAGCCTTTTGCATGGCATCGCCAAGTTTGTCGTAGGCTCTTGCCAAGTCCTCTATTTTGTTTTTGAGCTTGTCTATTTTCTTTTGCTTCGATTTATCACCTGCGGCAAATATAGCGGAGAACATCGAAACAACGGCTGTTAGAGCGATTGAAATCCAACCTAGAACACCTAACATAGATTGTAAAGAAATACCTGCGATTTTAGCATCTGCGGCAACTTCCAAAAGTTGCGCTTTCAAAAGCATGGCATTGAACACACCATCAACAAATGCCTTAATCATAGCTGCGGCAGTATCGTCCATTGTTAGGCCTAAAGCGTCAAAACCTTCGATTAAGCTATTGACAATACTATCTGCATAGCCTTGTATTTCTTTAACGGCATTGGTATATGATTCAGCCGCCTTTTTAGCTTTCTCGTAAGTGTCAACTTCTGCTTGTGCTTCTGCGGATTGCTCTTTTGCGCTCTTGTTACGCTCCTTTTGAGTATTTAACAATTCGTTGAGTTCCGGTAGCTCCTTACTAAGCAAAGTTTTTTGTTTGGCGGTAAGTTTACTTTCATCAATTTGCGTATTCTTAGATTTCTCCTTTAGACCAATAATCGTTTCTAAATCGTCAATCTCTGCTTGTGAAGCTCTAGCCTCGGCATCAGCATTTAACAAGTTATCTTGCGCAACATCATAGGTAATGCCTTTTTTCTTTAGCTCATTAATCTCTTTGAAAGATTCACTTAGGGCTTTAAAGGGAGAAACATTAATCTTAGCGTCTTTGAGTTTTTCTATATACTTGGTAACTTCACGAATGGCTTTGTAATCTACGTCAGTTGAGTTTTGCATCTTACTGCGTAGCTCGGTAAGTTGATTTATTAGCTTATCAAGTGCCTTACCCGATAGTTTATCAACGTTTGAGTACATTTCTGTAAAGACATCACTACTTTTGAATCTATCCCACTCGACTTTTCCGAGTTTCTGATTCATTTCGTTAACCATACCTTCTGTTACTCGCACCATTTGTGCTGCGTACATTTCGTACTGACGTTGTAACTCTTTGTACTCATTGCTATTGACATCAAGCCCTTCTTGCTTTTTTTGGACTTGCTCCATTGCATTAGCATAGTCCTTACGTGCTTTAGCTACCGAAGTATAAGTGTCAATCTGCAACTTAGCGGCATCTCCATAAGCGTATGTAAGATACTTCCCGTAATTCTTTATGCGCTCTTGAAGTTCCTTTTTCTCCATATCAGTTATCTTCTTCTGATATTCTTGAAATTGCTTATATGCGTCAGCCTCGGTATTTATCTTACCATCGTCGCCAATAAACTTTTGTTTTAACTTTTCGGCTTGCGCAATAACATCATCAAGAGTTGTAGGAGTGCCGCCAACCATATAGGTTAGGTCTATATTTAGGCCTAGGTCTGTGAAAGTCTTAGATAACTCGTAATTATCAAACAGGCTATCCATAGACTTCTTAAATTCTGCGGCATTTAGTTTCTCAACTTCTACACCAATAGTTACGGAAGTATCGGAAATCTTCTTTTGAAGTTCATCGAGTAAGTCTTGATATTGTGACGGTATCAGCTTCTTTAGCTTTTCAAAAGCATCTTTAAGCCCTTGTGAAGTTTTATCTCCTGCCAACATTTGTTGAAGATTAAAGCCCCAATCTTCTAAAGACTTTTTATCAGCACCCGTCATAGAGAATAATCCCTTAAATGAGTTCTTCATTTGGGTGTTAAGCTCATCTGTTGTACTAAAGTCTTTAAGGATATTCTTGTATTGCTTGTAGAAATCTTCAACGTACTTGATACGATTTTTCCATTCTTCAAGAATTTCGTCTTTACCCTTTCGGCTGCTAGTTTTCTTGGTTTTCTCAACTTTTGGTGAAATCCTATCGGCATATTCTTCAAGGGCGGCAGCCTCTTTGTCAAGTTGCTGTAATCTCTTTTCAGAGTATTGTGAACTTGCTAAATATGTGTCTTTATAGCCTTTTGCTACTGCGGCATTATAAGAGTCATAGGTTTCTTTTAAGTCTTTTGAGTTTTTTCTTAGAGTTTCAGCGTATTGTGAAGATGATTCGTCACCGGCTCTCTTATACTCATTAAAGAATGACTCGTCTAAGTCGTGTTTTTTAGCGACAATCTTTTGAGTATCATTAAGTAGTTTCTCTTTAGCCTTTTTCTCTTTTTCGGCAGCAACAGATTCAGCGTTTGAAGTGCCGGCTATTTTCTTTTGATACTCGGCAATTTCAGCGTCTATCTGCTTTAGATTTTCAGTTTGGTCGCTAATCAGTTTGAAGCCTAAAAATTCGTTTATCTTATCGCCAAAAGCCACAACATTTCTCTTCATTTTCAATAAAGCTAGTTGCGGCTCGGTAAATGCAGCAATAGCTCTTTTCATAAGGCCGGGCAAGGCTTTTTCTGAAACAACGTTAATAGCTGATTCAAAATCATAAGTTGTGCTTTGTGCATCTAGAAAACTACGTTCTAAGTCAACGCCAACAGACTTAGCTAAAGCCTGTGCGCTCTTATAGCAAGAGTCTTGCTTAGTTTTAAGTTCTTTAAGCTCTCCGTCATAAGATTCTCCGTATTTCTCAACTTTGCGTATTTGTACGCCCAAATCGAAATATGCTTGCATTTGGTCGCCAATAACCTTAGTGCCAACTTTCTGCTTAGAAGTAACTCCGTCCAAAGTGACTTCTACATCATCAACACCTTCTTTAACTTGGTCGAATACTGTGGTAGCTAAGTTCTCTGATACAATCTCATTGTAGGTTGTTTGCTGCCCTTTGAGTTCTTCAATTTGTTTTTGAATAGTGTTGATTTGTGCCTGCTTATTACCGCTAACAGTTTGTTGACTTATTGTATCAATAAGATGTTGCTTTTGCTCGATAGATTTATTTATTTCGTCTAGTTTAGTTGCAACCGCCTCGGCAGGTAACGCTTCGAGTGATTTTTTATAATAGTCAGTATAATCAACTGCATTAAGTGTAGACAGAGATATATTACCAAAAGCATCTTGTACTTGTTTCAATTGGTCTACGGTGTCGGTGAAGTCGGCCAAACCATGTACCTCTTTTGTGAATTGACTAATCTTGCTAGCATCTAGGTGTTCGCCAAAAGCCTTGCTCCATTCTTTTCCTATTGATGCGGCAGTATTTTGTATCTTACCCGTAGCAGCTTCTTTAGCAATTGTTTCAGCCCAATAATCAATAGCTTCTTGTGTTACAGAAGCGTCAAAAACACCTTCGTTCATCATTCTCTTACCTACTTCTTTCATGCTCTTTACGGCATTGTTATATAGGTCGGAATTGGTGATAGTCTCTACCTTTTTCTGATATTCTTGCGATTGCGCATTTCGTTCAATCGCATTAGTCAGCTCGGTATAATCACCATGCAACGATTTAAGATATTCAGAAGTAAGTTTATATTCGGGTATTACTTCGCTATATGAACGTTTGAGCGATTCTAGTGCTTCTGCTTGCTCGGTATATGTTTTTGTTGAGCTTGTTGCGGTCTCAACCAAAGTTAAGAATTGAGCAATACTTTCTTTCAAGTCGGTAGCGGCTTCATCACCTATACTATCTAATTCATCTCTCAATGCTTTAGCTTCGGCATTGGCAGTCATTAAATAGTCAATAAGCACGATTAAGCCGGCAACGGCAACGCCTACACCTAGCGAGGCAAAGGCCTTGCTTATAGACATTCCTAAGATTTGTACTTCTGCGGCTGCGGCTTTAGCTCCTAATCTTATTTTTTTGAACGTATCTATAATCTTTGCACCAAATAAAGTTATAGGTTTAAGCACATATTTTACGGTAGCAAATCCTGCGAAAGCAGTCACACATGATACAATAATCGGCACTATTTTTCGCCAATTGCTAATCATATCACGCACATTGGTTAATGCCCATTTGATAGCTCCTTCGTTTGACTTGCCTATATCGTCAAGCATGATAGAATAAGCATCAGAAATACGTTGTATCTGTCCGTAAACGGTTTCTGATTGTTTCTTCTGCATATCGTAGAAAAGTCCACCTGCTGACGTTACTCGCTTAAAGACTTCTTCGACATCTTCAAACTTAACCATGCGCTTGGTAATCATTTCCATAACGTCACCAACGGTAATCATTTGGCCTTTTAGCTCACTAAAGTATTTCGCCAACTCACCTGCGATATTCAAACCTGCTTCGGTAAATTGTCGTACTTCGGTTGCTCTAAGGTAGTTTGCAGATTTTACCTGCCCGTAGGCCAAAATCAAACGCCCCATATCAACGCCCAAACCTGCTGACACATCGGCAAGCATTTTTGTTGTGCTAACCAATTTCTCCGATTCAATACGATATGCCGCTAATTGCTTGGTATAAGAGGTAAGTTGCATAATCGTAAATGGAGATTGTAAGGCCATTTGTTGTACTTGGCCGAAGATTCTATCTGCTTCATCTTTGTTTTGCAGAATAGCACGTAATGCCACATTCTGCAATTGGAATTGAGCGTGGACTTCGGTCATTTTCCTAATAAATCCCGAAATGGCTTGTACAGAGAATATTTGCGCTATCACAGGCGACAGTTGGCTAACTATATCATGTGTATTTTTAGCCACTTTGTTATACTCTTTTTCGTCACGAATAAGGGCATTTAATCGTCTTGTAAGCGTATCAAGATTCTGTGCGTAATTTTTATCGCTCTTATCTAGCGAGTCTATCTGCGCACGTAAACGCTGTATTTCTACCGCTCTTTCTGCCTCGGCTCTAGCAGCTCTTGCTTCCGAGTCTGCGGCTTTTTGTGCAGCTCTATTATCAGAGTTTTGCTTGTTTAACAGCGTCTGCGCTTGGTTGGCTAATTTAGCTTGGTGAAGTTCTTCTTTGCGTCTTTCAGCAGCAGCAGCAGCAGTCTGTTCCGTCTTGCTTTTTTCTGTTTTCTTATGTTCTTGCAAGGCTTGCTCGCCACGTTTTACTTCATGACGCTTAGAAATATCATCAAGCTGTTGTTGATATTGATTTTCAAGTTCTGTCTTACGTGCGTTAAGGTTGGCGAGTGTCGGTTGGATAGATGCTAAACTTTTTTGAAGTTGTGCTGTGGTTTCTCCCGAAAGATTACCACCATTCAGTGCCTCGGTAAATCGTTTTTGAGAAGCATTGATTTTGTCAATCTCGGTAAGGATTCTTGAATATTCAGTTCTAGCCTTGCTTAAATCGGTATTCGCTTGCCTGTCTAGCTGTTCTTGTACTTTTCCTAATGCAATAGCCAAATCGCTTTGTGCTTTAGCGTAAGCGTTGACTATCTTAGTGTCGTAGGCTTGCCTTGATTCATTGCCAAAACCCTTTAATATTTGTTCTAAGTCGTCAATTTTAGCTTTTACTTCTTGTAGCCGATTGGCTAATTTAGAAGCATACTCGACGGAGCTTTGTGATACCGCTCCACCTTTAGCCGACGCAGTTTGAATTTGCTTGGAAACAGCCGCTATCTTTTTCTCCAAATCAAGTTGCTCGGCCAATAGTTTATTGCGCTCCTTCTCAATATTATTAAGCGTAGTTTGTGCCGGACGTTCCTCAATAGCACGAATATCGGTTAAATGCTTCTTCATGTTAACCAAATATTTTTGCAATTCGGTGTCGGGAACGCCAACCCTTCTTAATGCTTCTTGAATATTATTAATAAGCGTGGTAAGTTCGGCAATATTGAGCGTTTTAGGATTTAACCCACGTAGAGCCTCGGCCAAAGCATTTACGTCTGTTTTTGACTCGGAAGTTGCTGTTGCAGCCTGTGAAATCTTTACTTTCCATTCGTCAATACTTTTACCCAAAGAGGCCATTTGTTGTACGAGTGCTGATACGTCTTTTGACATGGATTCAAAAGAGAGTGAGTTAGTCCCGCCTTGGCCGCTTCTATTCATAGCGTCTTGTACATTATTAATACCTTTGGCTAGCTCATCTAGTGCGCCCGTTCTTAGCCCTGCGGCCTTATTTAGTTCGTTTAAGGCACGTACAAAGGTATTATCAACTTTCGCCCCCGATAGGGCGTCTTTTAGTACGCCTAGTTGGTTGGCTAGATTGGTAATACCTTCTGCGGGTATTTTGGAAATATTTTGGCTTAATGTGTGAAGCTCCGTCTCAATATGAGTACGCATATTCTTGATAGCGTTCTCAACTTTCTCGGTGGCTTCTTTGAGATTGGCATCGTTCACGTCAAGAACAATACCTACAACTTCTTTGCTATCGGCCATAATTATAATTTATTTTTTATCAAAAATTGGTAAACCTAAATCATTTAAAAATTGTGTGGGGTCGTCAAACACTTTGTCGTCATGCGCCATTTTCCAATGGTGATAATCTTTCGCTTGTTTCTCACTCAAATAAAGTGTGTGCGAAGCATCAGCACTCATTATCTTTATCATAGGTATTGAATATTCCCATAAATATTCTTCCCTAGAGACAAAAGGAAAAGCCTTTAAGAAATCACACATTTGCCCTATTTCGGTGGTTGCTTCGATGAGGATGTTTCGCTCCTCTCTTTCTTCGTCAGGGTAAGTTCTCGGAACAAATCTACCTGACTGGTAAGTTGAAAAAAAAAGCTCAAATCCAACATTTGCAGCACTTCTACAAGTACGCCCAACCATTCTTTAGGATTGGTCTCCCACTCAATATAATCGTATAGTGCTTGGTATTCGTCGCCATTTATTTTCGCTTTATCGTTGAGAATGGCTAAAGCAATACAGCGTATAACATTAGGGACATCTGCGGCATATTCTTTTATAACGTCAAAGAATGACTCTCCTGCTTTTGCGATTTTAGCGGCTTCTGTGGCTATTAATAGTTGCGTTCCTGCCTTTAAAGCAGTTACAGAAAATGTCCTTTCACCTAGCTTTATAGTCCTAGGTTTATTAGTCATTATCTCCGCTAGTCTTATCTGCGCATCTAAATCGCTGTTTTGTTCTTTCTTAGTCTTTTTCATATCTTCTTTTAAATTAAAAGGGCGGCGGCATGATAGCCTACCGCCCTATTTAGTTTTGAACACCGCCTTTCTTTATGCGCTTGCTTGGGTAAGTTGTGCTTTCTTAAAGATACCGATTGAAGTAGTCTTACCATCAACGGTAGAGTTAGAAGCAGTACCGGTAAGAGTACCGTAAGCCAAGTTGGTTTTGATTGATTCAAATACCAATTTAGGAGCGATAGAAATCTTAGGCAAGTAGAGATAGAAGTCGTCAGAGAACTTAACTTGAAGTGCTACATAACGAGTTGCGTATGTTTCGGGAGATACAACACCATCAGTTACAGCAATCCAACCCATGATTTCGGTTAGATAATCGGTAGAGATGTTGGCATTGTTTAGCTCTACTTGATAAGAGCCTGCGGTGTAGAATACCTCTTTTGTATCAGTGGTTTCAAACTCAAATTCTTGCGAGTCTGCATCATCTTGTGTAACAGATAATGTGTCGGCAATAACGTGAGTAAGAGAAGTACCGGTGGTTGGAGCGGTATCACCGTCCCATGCACCAATGAGGATTTCTTTTGCTTTTGTTACAAGTGTTGCCATTTTGTCTTAAAGAATAAATATTTATTTCACAATTAAGTTGATAGCCGAAATTATATAATGCAATCCGTAAGTTGAATCGTAATCAGTGGTACGATAACTCTCGGTAATAGAATAGAAATCGTTATCGCTATCAGCCAAAAAACTCTCGTATGATTTCTCTAGCTGATATAGTGCGTTAACGTTTTTGCGTCCCGAAGATGTTGGCTGTGCATACATAAATATGTTAACCATGCCCCTAGAGTAAGCATCAAGGTCGTAGATAGCTGTGGCGCAATCAACAACCACAAAACCATATTGGCCTTTCTTTAGAGTAGTCGGTAGTGTACTAGGCAAAGTTCCTGCATAGACATAATCGCTAACTACCTTTAGCTTGTCGGCTAGGTAGCTTTCAATTTGAGATATAAATGCTTCTTCTTTCATAATACACTTACTGATACATTTTTACCGAAGCTCTGACCTCTTTGGTATAGGTCGTCGATAAGGTATGTTACTATTTTGTATTTCTTTTGACTACCGGTATGCTTTTTGTTGTCGTTAGAGGGATTGAATACGCCAATGCCTTTATAGCCAATCTGCGCTCCTTCTTCGAGTATTCTAGCATAATAGGTAGCATTTAAAACAACTAGTTCAAATCCCATAGTTTTCGGCTTATAGCTTTTGAGCCATCTCTCAAACCATTCAACGGCAGTACCGTCGGGGATTCCTCGTTTAGGCCAACCATGATGCCATCCTAAATCTTCATTATGCCCTTGTGAAAAACCAATTGCCTGTTCTCGGTCGGTATTATAGGCAATGTGTCCTCTAAGGTAGACAACATAAGCATAGCCAGCATCTAGGTTGTTTGTATTGGCTTCATACTCGTGCATACCATGACGGTAGGCCTTTTCCACCATTTCCTTGCCTAGATTTTCTAGTCTTACAACCATTCTAGCTTCAAGGTTACGCTTTAAAAATCTCGTACTAGGCATTTTCGTCAGCGTCCTCCTTGTCGCTTGTATCTACGGTAGCGTCAGTTTCAGATACAATCTTTATATCACATGAGCAACCGCCAAGTTGTGACGGTCTGATAATTTCAACTTGCCCTTCTACGGTATATCCGTAAAACTCTCCCCTAAAGGTCATTCCACGACGTATTTTTATCGGCAGAAATTTATCAATTGTGCCTGTCGCTTCGGGGTTTTCTTCTAGCGGAAAATAAACGGTATAGTTAGCTCCAAGAAGTGTGCCATTGTGAAGTTTGGCGGTACGTTGAATATCACACACAGTCTCAAACGCCAGCACTTCTTCTTCAACTTGATTTACTAACGGTTTACTAGTGTCAACACTGACGGTATAAAATCTACCGTAGTATGGGTATTCAACAATATCTATTTGACTTCCGCTTAATGGCATGATTTAATCGTATTCTTGAATCCAACCTACACCACCTTGTGAAGTTGAAACTAACTCATTCAACTCTTTGTCGGGATTGTCATACAAGGCCAACATTAGCTTTCTAAGTTCACTAATATTGGTGATAGAACTAGCACCAATGGTAACGGAGAAATCGCCATGTTGCTTAGTGATTGAGCCACCCGACGACGGGGATGTGATAATTATAAATAACATATCGGCCAACAAGAGATTTTTGTCACGACGTGTCAACTCTCCTAAGTCCATTACATCGTAAACACCTCTATCTATGGCTATACGCTTTAGCTGTTCGGTAGTAAAGGTGTAGCCCGTCATATTCGCCATATATGTGATAATATCAAACTGCATAGTGCAAATATATTATATTGGGAAAAGTAAATATTTTGTAATATAATTGAATTTAACCCATTGGGCTATTTTCATTATCTTTGTCGCTATCAACAACATCGTCAACTTTGACCTTTTTGAATAGTTTGAATAGGTTAATCTTTACGCCCATGCCTTCAATCTTCATATATTTATTGAAACAGCGTGTAAATTCAATAGCCGCCCATGCTATCAATCCAACCGTAGCAATCATATCAACGGTGGAAGATAGAAACTTATAGCTGTTACAGCTCGTGGCTAAACAACCGGCTAATAAAACGTAAATCAGAGAGTTCACAATCCTATTTAAGTAGTCTTTAGCTTGTGGCTTATCTTCGGCCTTGCGCTCCTTATCTCTAGCCCATATCTGCATTGAGAATCGCCAATCAGCTAAAACCATAATAATAGAGAAAAAAATCCAAGGAATAAGAGGTACAATAAACGCTGTAAGGCTAGGTAGGATTGACTCAACAAACCAATCCTCAAAGGTAAAAGTTTTCATTTTGATTATGTTTGTAAAATAGTCTTATTGTTCTATTTATGTTTTATTCGTTTTTTGCCAACATATATATAGTAGTAATCTATCCACATTAGTGAAGCTACAAAACCTGCAATTTCGGCAAACGCTATTAAAACGCTTTTATCTATCTGTCCTTTAGGGGGAACATAGAAAGACCAAATCAATAGTACAATGCCACATATAGTTGTGATAATGCGTATCCATAAACTCACTTTTGAGCCTAAGTATGGTTGCTTTTTATTATTATCTCTTTTTTCCATATTAAAAATCTTTTTACCTTTAACGCAAATTTAAACAATACGTTGATATACAAGAATATATGAGATTTTAGTTTTAAGCCCATTGGGTAAATCGTTAATGATATAGCAAAGGGCAGGGAGTGTAAAAGTCCCTACCCTTTTCTTTATATATGATAGTACATACTATTCAGCAGTAGCAGTGGTAGTATCAATAAGAACTTGATAGATGTAGCTTTCAAGTGCCGGAGCAGCACAAGCCACAACATCAGTAGCCCAATATTTATACTTACCATTGATACCGGTAGTATTGATGACCGTAATTATACCATCAAGTGTTGAGCCATAAACGGAAGTGATAATGTTATTACCATACTTTTCGTCCATGTACTTGTCAAGGATTTCGCTACGGTATGTGTGTCCTGCGATACCAAGTGGACGAAGAACAGCAACACCGTCTTTCCAACCATGAATAAGTGTATCACCATCTTTTTGATGTTCAGCAACCACACGAATGTATGGAAGTTCGGGGAATACACCATTAACATACTTGTTAAATGATTCTTCCGAAATCAAAGAAGTTGGTACAGCGTCGGTTTGTGAAATCAATTGACCGTTGCTAGCAAGCCAATTAACCTTGATAGTGTCGATTACTTCCTTATTCTTCAAGAATACGTTTTGGAATTGGTCGTAAGTAACATCCAATTCAAGAGCCATGCTTTCACGTCCCCAAACATCTTCTTTGAAGTGTTTAGCAATCTTGACAATTTGAGTCAAGAGTTCGCAATCGGGGTCAGACCATACTTTAGCACCTGCGTTAACCTTGTTCTCATCGGGAATTGGAGCAGAATAAAGCGGTGCTTTAATACCTTTACCAAAGTTATAGATTGCCTTACCTGTTGAAAGTGCTTGCATAGCAAGGTTTGACAAGGCCATGTTGATTGAATCTACACGTGGTTGAAGAATCTTAGTTGCGTAACCTGCCAAGATTGGAGCTTCGCTACCAAATTCAGCAAACAAGCGTTCTTTAGCTTCACGTTCTTTAGCTTGTTCTTGCCAAGATGGAGCAATCATATCGGCAAAGGTGGTAAGATACCAACTCTTTTGTCCTTCTTCGCCTAAACGACCTTTACCAAGAGGCGCACGCATATCAGCGATAGTTGCGTGGTCGGGTTCTTCTGCAAAGACCTTGATAGCAGCAGTACCGTCGTTAGCGGTAGTAATGGTATTTGGGTCTACGGGGAAGAATGTACGCCAAATGTCGTAGTTAGCACGAATATAATCGGGGTCGTTAAGCAGATATTGAATAACAGTTCTACCTTCTACTGAATTTTCAAAGGATTGAACATATTTGGTATTGCTAAAATCAAATTTCATTTTCTATATCGCTTTATTTTGTTTGTAAAATAGCCGGTTTCTGCTTTGCGTTCACGGTAAACCATCCGTTTACGTTGGCGAGGTTTAAATCTAGTACGCATTGTGGTAGCGGAGACATTCTGTGAATATACATTGTACCACCTTGTGCAGGGGTCATGAAGTAACGTGCTTGCTCGAAGTCGTCCATAGAGTCGCCACTAGCAACACCGTTAAACAAGAAGTCATAGTCGCAATCAGCAACGGCATTAATGTTCTTAACGAGCATTGAGCCATCAGTGTCGGCTTCAACTAAAACGTCACCGGCTTTTGGAGCAGTTGTAGGAGCTTTAGCAAGAGTCAAAGCCCATACGTCAGTGTCACTAACAGTAGTTTTTTCAACGGCTGTTACACTAAGTGCTTCACCTGCGCCACCAATCTTTTCGGGAGCGATAGTCAATGAATCGCCAACAAAAGGAATGTGCTTGTAACCGTCACGCTTGATATTTACTACCTTACCCGAAGCAGAAACTACTTCGTAAGTTTTAAGTATATAGAGTTTTGGATTTTCAGTATTTGCATCATAATCCATGTAGAGCAAATCACCTGCGTAGAGCTTTGCAACTCCCTTGAATGGGTTTTGGACTCTACCACCAAAAGGAAATGGTACTAAGTCGTTGTAAATTGTATCTTCTCGTACAAAAACGTGTTTAGCACCGCCAATTTTGCCCGATTGCTGTATAAGGGTTCTACCCATGAAAACACCGAGTGCTTCTTTTGTAACTTGTGCCATTTAATTTTTGAGTTTTAAAGTTTATGAGTCATTTCGTATTGTTGTTTGGCTAATTTAGCCCCTTCTTTCAATACGTCAAAATCATTTCCACCGTTTGAAGGATTGTTTGGTGTTGGTGTTGGTGGGTTGCCGCCCGATACGCCCTTATTGTAGAGCTTTAGGTAGGATTCAACTTTGGCATCAACATCTAAATCTTCGGTAATAGAAATTTCCCCTACAAAAGAATCTAGCCAATCTTTATCCTTAACACCTTTTTCGGTAAGTTTTGCTATCAACTCGTTTTTTTTATCTGCGAGCTTTTTTGCTTTTGTATTTTCAAGCTGTGCATCTTTCAATGCTTGGATTTCCTTACGTAGCTCGGCTAGTTCGGGAGATTCTACGGGCTTGTCAACAGGCTTAGGCTCTGGGGTAGGTGGTTGAGGCGTAGGATGGTCTAAGTTCCATTGATTAACGAATTGAGCTTGGTCGTTCTGCGCATTTCCGTTGCTTGTTTTAAACATTGGTTCAACTTGCGCTATGAAATCGTCCAATTCTGTCTCGTCATTTACTAACAACTTCATTAGGGTATCTAATTGCTCGTTGATAGTTCTATCGGAGAGGTAGCATTTTTTACCGCCTCTAGTCAAGATTGTGCTAATTTTTTTAGCAGCTTCGTTTTGAGTAAACTTCATATCTTTTAGTGAAAATTAATTATCATCGCAAATATAATTCGCACTCTAAAAAGCCTTAAATCAAAAGTTTCGGAAAATAACCCATAGGGCAAAAATAAAAAAATCATAGTTTAAAGGACTTTCTCTGTTATGGTATTTTTGTGTAAACATAGACAGAATTTATGGCAGAGAATAGCAAAATAAAAATCATACAGCCACAAGCAGGCGGTCAAGAGTTATTTGTCCGCACCAATGTTGATATAGCTATCTTTGGCGGTACGCTCGGTGGCGGTAAGAGTTTCGGTGCGATTCTCGCAAATGCACAACCTTCTTTAGATTCTCGCTATCGTGGTATATTCTTTCGTAAGACGCTAAAAGAATTGAAGGGCGCAGGTTCAATTACTGACGATTTCAAAGAGGCTTACGGAGATGCTATCACAATTAAAATGTCAGAAAACCCACGAATAACATTTAAAAATACGGGAGCTTTTATAGATTGTCACCAACTCCAAGATGAGACTCCGGCCAAAATAATTGAAACTTTCAAAGGTATGCAGGTTGATGCCGCTTTCTTTGAGGAATTGACGGGGTATGAGTTTTTCACTTGGAACTATATAGCTTCTCGTGTTCGTGGTAAGTCGGGATGGGCAGGAAAGGTAAGAGCTACAACCAACCCTTCAAAGTCTCATTGGGTACGTAAACTTCTAGCATGGTATATTGGTGCAAATGGATTGGTAGACCCCGAAAAGAGTGGCGTGGTTCGCTATGTCTATCTTGACGGAGAAACGGTTGACGATTACGTTTGGGGAGACACCAAAGAGGAAGTTTATATGAAGTGCAAGCCTAGCATCGACCGCAAAATAGCAAAGATGAATGGCGTGGCTACATACGAAAACTTTATAAAGTCATTCACTTTTATTCTCGGCAATCTGTCAGAAAACAAAGCCTTGCTAGAAAACAACCCCGATTATGTTGGTAACGTGCAAGGTAAGGTTGGTGAAGCATTGTTGCTCGGTTCATGGGACGCTGATTTACAATCGCTAGAGGAACAACTTATCAAGCCATCAATGGCAAGAAAGATTATCATGAATGACGAGCAAAAGAACGGAATAAAATATGTTGTAGCTGACGTTGCCGATACCGGTACGGATAATACAATGATATTCGTGTTTGACGGTTTCCATTGCTTTGACTATAAGATTATACCGAAGTCTACGCCTAGGCAAAACTGCGAGTGGATGCAGCACATGGCCGCTAAATATGACATTCCCGACAATCATATTATTTATGATGGTACAAGAGCAGCTTACGTATTGGATTACATTCCAAATGCTATACCTTATATTTCGGGCTACGCTCCACGTGGTAAATACCGCAGAGAGTTTAAGCTCCGCAAAGACGAAAGCTATATGCGTCTAGCGGAAGCGATAAATGACGGTAGAATATCAATGGCCGAGGAAGTGGCTAACGCTAAGTATGAACACCAAAATTTAAAGCCTATCTCAATTCTTACTGAATTTGTTGACGAGTGCGGTTCGGTATATTACAATGAAATGCCCGACGGGAAGAAACGATTACCGACAAAGAAAGAAATGAATAATACTTTGGGTAGCGGTCGTTCAATGGATGTGCTTGATGTTTTCTCAATGCTTATGTCTGCTTACGACCAATTCGAGTACGGTTGTGAGCTAGAGCGTAAACAGCCAAATTACACCGATTATGAGAATCCACTAGTTGGTTGCGATATTTACGACGAAACTTTTTGGTGTTAGATATGGAACAAATAAAAATAGAAAATATAATCGACAGGGCTAAGAAGTACGGCCACGAAGTGACAATACGTGACGTTGCTTATTGCCTTTTACGTACTGTTCTCGACAACGATTTAATGTGCTATATTGTAGTATTTGGTACGCCAAAGAAAGACAAAGATATAGAGTGTTATGAGAGAATGGATAAAGTAAAATATCTGTTCAAATACTTCGACAAACATTTATCCCCGAAAGAAAAGGATAAGAGTACAGAGGAAATACTTTCTGTTATAAACAAGAATAAAGAGAAAGAAGCACAAAGCGGAGAAAGCCTTACTTTCGAGGAAAATAAAGCCGCTATGATTGAGCTTATTGCTCGTGTCGAAGGCGGTATTGCAGATAACACTATCGAGCCGGAGAAGGGCTTAAAAATTATAGCTGATTTACGTGTAAAGCTCAATGATAAATTTAAGGTTGAAGATAAGTCTACCGAACAATATGTAGTTGTACAAACAAAGTTCAATCACATTTGCGATTACACCCACAAAGAGTGTTGGTTACAAACTAAGGACTTTGCTAAAGAACATTGGCATTTAATCGACGACCCAAATTATAAGAAAAGATGAAATACTTTACAATTAAGGAGCTGTGCAATAGTGTTACAGCTAAAGCAAAGGGCATAGATAATACTCCAACAGAAGAAGTTGAAGCAAATCTAACTTTGTTGGTTGAGAACATACTTGACCCTTTGCGCTCGGCTTATGGTAAGCCTATACGTGTTTCTAGCGGCTATCGCTCACCAAAGCTAAACTCGGCAGTTGGTGGCGTGAAAACTTCACAACATAGATTAGGACAAGCGGCAGATATTACCGTTGATTCTCGCAGTGAGAATATGAAGCTGTTTAAGCTAGTTCAAACCCTTAAACTTCCCTATTGCCAATTAATCTTTGAAAAAGGCGATAGAAGTGTCGGCCCGGATTGGGTACACGTTTCCTACGACAAGAATAATATCAAGCGACAAATAGTATATCTCAAATGACAACACAGGAATACATAGAACAGCTATTGTCCGACCCCGAAAAGCTACTTCAAAAGAAGCCTTTTTATCGTGGCATAGTAGATTATAGCTATAAATCTTCAAAAAATACCACAGTTGAGTTAACCGGCACAATGAGAGCCACAGTGCCAAACATTCGACAGAATATAGTAACGCAAGCACAATACGTCTCGGAGCTAGACCCATATTCTCACAAAGTGCTGTTCGACGAAAATGTACCGTCTATCACTATAAAGGCTAAAAAAGACGGTTGGTTGGAGATTGAACAATACCGTATGGCAATACCTTTTCAGAGAATAATCCTCGATAAGCAAGTACGACATCTTTGCGTAAATCCCATGAATCAAACACTCCTAAACACACAGCCAACCGACAAACAAAACCAAAACTTTATTCGCATAAAGCAAGGTTGGGCTGAAAAGAATTTGGAAGGAGTTAAGGAACAATTCGTAAGAAATCAAAAATCTTTCGGAGATGCAGCTTTGCTTTTCTATATGGCCGACGGTAAAGTTTATGCTCGTAACATCTGCTATGATGATGGCTACACAATCATATCACACAAAGACAATAATGGCCGCCACGTATTAGAGTGTCTGTATTACGTTATTGACGATGTAGAGTATATTGATTGTTACGACGATACCTACATGACACGTTTTACGAATGAAACATTTACCGACGCTAGAGGTGCTATCACATCATCATGGAAGCGTTACCCGTCACAACGTCATGGCTTTAGTGAAAACCCACTTATTACCAAACGTGGTAAAGTTGCATGGGATGCAGGACAATCTATCATAGAAAGCTATGAAGTGTTGTATAATACGTTTATCGTCATACAAAAACGTCATGGTTGGGGTATAATCTACATTAAAGGCCAACTCAACGAACAAGGTAAGAAAATAGCCGGCAACGTTGTTTTGGTTGATAGTTCGGGCGACCCGACAAGTGACGCTAAAACGCTAAACCCACCCGACCCACAAAATATGATTGAAACGCTAAAGGCGATGAAACAATCTATTGAAATGGCGACGGGAACAACAATTATTCTCCCCGAAGATATTAATATCAGTTCTGACATATCGGGTTTGGCGGTTGAGCTAACACAAGAGCTGGATATGGGAACAGCCGAGGATGGCGTAACAGAGTGGCAAAATGTAGCCAATAAGATGATGCGCTTATTTATGGAAGGTTTCGCAAAAGAGTTAGTAATGAAGGGCGAAAATCCAACCGCAGTGACAGACTTTGCGGAACTTCGTATTCAAAATTCATTCCAAGTTTGGAAACCTAAGTCAGAAGAAGCACATAATCAAATGGTCGCAACCGCAAAAGGCGCAGGTATGATTTCTACACAAACAGCCGTAGAAAAGAATACACTCTCTACTCCGGATGAAATGCTTCGTATTCAAAAGGAAGCAGAAGAACAACGAGCGTTAGAAGCTCAACAAGCAGCAGCACTACAAACCACCCCAAGCAATAATGAATAATGGTAAGGGAAGTTTTAAAAATCTACAATTCAGACGGTACACAGTTCCACGACATAGAGTTGCAT